GAAGCAAGTATTGCTAAACGTATTAAGCATAAAATTGCAAAATGCTAAACTCAAAGAGGATGCAAAAATAGTCAAGACTATTACCATTAGGGATACCATTATCATCAAGGAAAAGACAAACTTTTGGGGCAGAAAGAAAACTTCTACGGATTCCATATCATCAATTGACTCAACTGAAAATCAATGAAACAATTTTTTTGCGAAGAAAACGGCAGACTATCAATGAAGCGACTTTGCGGTTTTACTTGCGTTGTAATCATCTGTGTTACAATGTACCACAATTCATTCTACGAAACCGAACCATCAGAGGCATTGGTTTACTCTGTTTCTGCTCTTGCATTTGGTTGCTTGGGTTTAACTTCAGCAGAGAAAATATTTAAGAAGGATGAGAACAAAGATTAGTCTTTTACTATTACTATTTGTTGGTTGCAACCCAGTTAAGCAGGTTTTGCGTGACCAAGATAAACTTGAAGAAGTAGCAAAGGTTGTGATTAAAGGGGGGTGGTGTGCTTCAGACACTACCTTTATTGTTAAGTCAGACACATTGGTTGAGTTTGACACTTTAGTGAACATAGATATTCAAGTTGATACACAAAAAGTAAACGAATTTGTTTATATCACTAATTGGAAAACAAGGGACATAATCAAGTCTGTAACCATCCATGACACAGTTAAGTCCTTCATTGTTGATAATGCCCGTGTGAGGTTATTACAGGCAGATTCAGCACGTTTAGGAGGCGAGGTAATAGAATGGAAAGGAAAAGCAGATAGTCGCTTATCTTGGTTGATATCTCTTTTGGTTCTTATTGCATTATTTATTTATTTAAAACTTAGGAAATGAAATTGTCGGAGCATCTTGATTTGTCAGAAGTAACAAGAAGCGAGTCAGCAAAACGTAAAGGAATAAGCAATATGCCAACAGAGGCACACATTGCAAACTTTAAACTACTTGCTGAGAAGATATTTGAACCAATAAGAACTCATTTTAGATGCCCAATAATTATCTCATCAGGATATAGAAGCAAGGAATTGAACGCTGCTATTGGTGGTTCTTTAACCTCTCAACATTGTTCAGGTAAGGCAATTGATATAGATATGGATGGTACACCAAATGGAGTAACCAATAGAATGGTCTTTGATTACATAAAGGACAACTTAGACTTTGACCAACTTATCTACGAGTTCGGAGATTCTAATAACCCTGACTGGGTTCACGTTTCCTATGAGTCAAGTGGTAAGCAAAGAAAGCAAATCTTGAAGGCATCAAGGGTAAACGGGAAAACAACTTACTCACCTTATAAATAATGTAAAAAACATAGGTTTGCTGCTATTTAACGATGACATTTGACTGTACATTGTGTTTATTTTAATGTGATTCTCCCCTGATATTTTCATATCGGGGGTTCTTTTTATGGGTAAACGCTAAAAAATATTTTAAAAAATATAAAAAAAGTGTTGTTTGTATTAAATAAAGTATTATCTTCGCTTTATCAATCACACTTAAAAACACAGTTATGAAATTAGACTTTACTAAATTAGAAGGATGGGAACTCACAAAAGCAATCTACCTGGTTCAATGTGCTAAGAAACTTTGCATGAATCTTAATTCATACGGAGAAATAGCAGTTAATCCAAACTCAGGGTACACTTATTTATGGTGAGAAGATTACCCATTTACTTTGTATATGGAAATTGATTGCAGGTTGAATGAGAATGATGTTTGGGTTCTGTTCACAGATTTGGAAGATGGCGAAGAAACAGAAAGAAGGTTATCTGAATTTGAAAGTATTGAGGATATTTATGAGTGGATTGAATCTTTAGAAAACATTGAAGATTAATAATAAAACCAAAAACAATGAAAGCAAAAAAAATTATCACTTGGGCAATTATTCTCACAATGCTTTACATAGTAGGGCAACTACAAGACCAATTCTGTAGGTAATGAATACAAAGAAGATACTGCAACCAATATGGGTAAAATGCAGAATATGCAAATCACTTTACACAATCACAATAAAAACACAAAGCAAATGTCCAAGATGTCACTGCCTAAATGGATGGACCTAAACACCTTTGAACGGCACAAGTTACTCGGTGAACTTATTGATGCTATGATTTATAGCGGAGAAGCAGTACAATACCTTAAAGTAACTGTTGAACAGTTCCGCTTGATGGGATATGTTAGGTCTGTAATCCTACCTGAAATTGAACCTGAAGAAACCTGTCCCGAATGCAATGGAAGAGGTTGCAATAATTGTACATTTCTAAAACATGAAGAACTATGACAAAAGTATGCGGTCGGTGTAAAAAAGAGAAACCTAAAACCGAGTTCCACAAAAGCAACACAAGGGTGGACAAGTTGAGCAATCGTTGCAAGGTCTGTGAGAAGATAGTCAAGAGCAAGAAGAACAATGACCCTTACGCAGACTTATACAGAATATTTTAAACAATAAAACCAAAACAATGACAAAGGAAGAACTCAGAAAAACAAGAAGAGCAAAAGAAGTAACACAGGAAAAGTTAGCAGAACTGTCAGGCATCTCACTGGCAACAATTAACAGGGCAGAAAAAACAGGCAAGGTTAGGCTTTGCACAATGCAAAAATTATTTCAAACATTAGAAGAAATTAATTAACTTTAACACAAAACAAATCACATGAACTACGTTACCGCAAATGTTACAATGCCTAAAGAATGGTTCAACGCAAATGTTGACCTACATGCAACTGCTGGTGCTTTCGTTACTACTAAAGATGGAGAATGGGAAATCAATGTTAGGTATATCAACTTCCCAGGTTGGTATGTATTTAACCTGAAACCCGAATTCAAAAGAGATGTTTATGCATTGGTAGAAGAAAAGTGTATCCAAAAGTATTCTGAGGATAAACTAAAGCAGGAAGAATATGTACTATGAGAGAATAGAAATGACCCTTGAGGTAAGAGGTGAAGTTAGAGCAACTGCATTTCCACAAAGAACCTTTGAAGCAATAGAAAAGCAAAGAAGGCAATGGTACTTTTTTTATGGATTGAAAAGTATTAAAGAGTGGGAAATTTACATATCTCATATCTCACCAATGAAAGAGAACACACCTTTTAAGATAGAAAAACCTTTTCCATATTTACTAAAATCACAACAAAATGACACAACAGAACAAGAATCAAGACCAGCAAACCTCTATTGCGAACCAGTTAATCTTACAGGGGGACTTATCCAAGTTGTCGGCAAACGACAAAGTGAGGTATTATAACGGGTACTGTGAAAGAATGGGACTTGACCCATTTACAAAACCTTTTGACATCCTCAGACTTAACGGCAAGGAAGTCCTCTACTGCACAAGGTCAGGAACTCAGCAACTTAACAAACTGCATAAAGTATCGCACTTGATTACCTCAAGGGACACAAATGCAGAGGCAGGTGTTTACATTGTAACTTCTAAAGCATCCCTTCCTGATGGCAGATGTACGGAAAGTATCGGAGCAGTAAACATAGCAGGACTTAAAGGTGAGATGTATGCTAATGCCATTATGAAAGCGGAAACCAAGGCAAAAAGAAGGGCAACACTTGACCTCTTAGGATTGGGTGTTCTTGATGAATCAGAGGCAGAATCAATCCCTAATGCAACCACAGTAGCAATCACTACAACTGTTGACAATAAAGACCTTATAAATTCAACTCCAATAAACACAATGATAAAAGCATTGATGCCTGAGATGGATATTGAGGCTGAGGTAATTGAGGAAGATGCAGAGTTAAGCATTGGAAGACTTGCAATCGCAATCAAGAAGGCAAGTAACATTGTGGAACTCAAGGCGGTGTATGATGCCAACAAGCATAAGATTGAAACCAACACATTTATCAAGGACCAACTAAAAGCAAGAAAGAATGAACTCCTTAAAGGTTAATGAAATAAAGGTGGGGGATATTGCTCCCACCAAATTTGGGATTGAGTTAATGGCAGATGCTATCCAAGAGCAAGTCAATGATGGACTGCTTGACCCATTAGAGGTTGCAATTAAGTTTAATAGTTTAGAGCAATTGGTTAAGTTGGTAAAATCCCGAATAACCGAGAATGTTTTATCAGAACTTATGAAGCATCCAAAGGGCAAAGCAGAGGTACTTGGTGCAGTTGTTTCCAATATGGAAAGTATCAAGTATGACTTTTCAGACCTTGCAGGTTGGTCAGAACTTGAAGAGCAGATTACCTTGCTAAAGGAAAAGCAAAAGGAAATAGAGGACAAAGAAAAGACCTACCATAAAGGCGACCTACCTATTAAGTCAGTAACTTCAACCTTCAAAATTCAACTCAGTAAATAAAACAAATATGCAAAAGTTAATTAGTCTTAACATTGATGTAAGTAAAATTGATGCCAAACGCCTTTACAAGGGTAAAAAAGGTCAGTACCTATCTGCTACCTTATTCCTCAAGGAAGAGGTGGACCAGTACGGTAACAATGGATTTATAGTAGAATCTATTACAAAGGAAGAAAGGGAGCAAGGCAAGAAAGGTACAATCATCGGGAATGCCAAGTATATGGCAGCAGGTGGACCTTCAAAACAAGAAGAACCCCAAGACTTGCCATTCTGATTGAAAACCAAGGGTGAGGTTGTAATGACCTCACCCATATTTAAACCAAACACAATGCAAATATCACTTGATAATCACGAACAAGAAATAGTCAGAAGTTTAGCGTTAGCAAGACACAATAGCAATATAGACAGAGGAAGCAGGTCTTACAAGATGGGCAATGGAGATGACCTACTTATTAACCTTGAAGGCATTGGTGGAGAGTTTGCATTTTGCAAACTGAAAAATATCTATCCTGACATGACCATTGACCATCCTATTCCATACGATTGCTACATTAATGGTGTTGGGTTTATAGATGTAAAGACTACAAAGAAACCAAATGGGATGCTATTGGTAGGAACTTGGAAGCATCGTGCAATACCTGAGTATTATGCCTTAATGGTAGGCGAATTCCCTAACTATGAGTTTAAGGGATACTTCCGAGGGTCAGAAGTTTTTAAACCTGAGAACCTTGTTAACTTGGGTCATGGAGATACCTATGGAATATCACAGGACAGATTAAAGATGGAACTATGAGAGATTTAACCTATCATTTAGAGAATGCAGTTGAGTATCTTGTCTATGACCTAAGCATTGAGGACATAGAAGAACGCAGGGCAAAGGCGGTCACCTATCGGTCAGGGAAGTGCGTTTGTAACTTTATGGGATATCCTCCCAATAAAATTAGCGACTTGAGGCAGGTTGGTCGCAAGGTGATTAGCAGACTGGATGGGAAAACCTATGCGGTCCGAGTTAAGAAAAAAGATGCAATAAGTGAATAATTTTGTATCTTTGCAAAGTAGACAAGCATTTGAGGTAGTGTGCAAATGCTTGTTTGTAAGAACAGACAAGAATGGGGAATCGGGTAAACACACTACACCTGAATCCCCTTTTTTTATTTTATGAAGAAAGATGCGTTTTATTTTCCGCATTTCGCAAACTCAAGGCACGATAGAAAGATTATGCGTGTTCGCATTGAGTTAGGTCTTGAAGGTTATGCAATCTATTTTATGTTACTGGAAGTGCTTAGAGAGCAAAATGACTTCAAATATCCATTAGATGATATTTACATTCTTGCACATGAATTCGGCATTAGTGAGCAAAAAGTAAGAGTAGTGGTATGCAATTATGGTTTATTTGAAGTTGATTCAAATGAGAACTTTTTTAGTATTAAGCAGATTTACTACCTACAACCTTACATAGAAAAGACCCAAAGAGCAAGAGTTGCAGCACAAAAAAGATGGGATAAGGTAGAAACAGATGCAAATGCAATGCAAATGCATAGCAAATGCAATGCCGATGCAATGCAAATAAAGGAAAGTAAAGTAAAGGAAACTAAAGTAAAAGAAAGTAAAGTAGGTTTTGTACGCCCTGAGTTATTTGAAGTACAGAACTATTTTGAAGAACTTGCAAACCTAACAGAAGCAGAGGGATTCTTCAACTACTACGAAAGCAATGGTTGGAAGGTAGGTAAGAACCCAATGAAGGACTGGAAAGCAGCATCAAGGAACTGGATTAAAAACTCTAAAAATTATAAATCAAATGTTACCACTAAATCAAGTTCTGACATCTATGCAGAACGCAGAGCAGAACTCCATCAGTACGCAGAAAAGATTGACCAACTCAGAGGAATTAGACCTTGAGAAGTTTAAACTATCAAGAACCAGTGAACCTATCAAGAATTTAAGCACTGCATTGGTTATTGATGAACTTATCAACGGGATGCAGAAACTTGGTGTTAAAGGTGATAAGATGCCAAACAATGCAGACCTTTTGCTTATGTACAAGTCCATAATGGAGGAATACCCTAACATCAAGTTCGGTGAGTTATCCCTTGCTTTTGATTTAGCAGCAAAGGGTAAACTTGACATAGAAGCAGAAACATACCAAAACTTTTCAATGCTATACCTTCACAGGTTACTTAGAGCATTTGCAAGGTATGGAATGCAGAAACTTAACGAGATTAAACCAGTTGAGCAGGAGTCTAAATGGCAACCAAGATTTGTAACTGATGATGAAAAGATAGAAACTGCCTTTGATTGTTACTCAAAGTTTAAGCAATGGGATAACATTGTGTTCGGGATAGATGTCTTCCATATCCTGCACAAACGTGGTAAAATCATTGTTGAGGTTGAGGATACCTATGATAAGGTAATATCTGCAATGAATGACAGGATGTTTAAAGGTTCAAGGCAGGACAAGATAGACATCAAGAACAAGTTAAAGGATGAAGAGTATCTTGAGCATCAGTGCTATCGTATGGCGGTATCATGCTACTTTGATAAACTTTTAAAAGATAAATGATGGACTTAACCGCAGGAATGTTAACCAAGTTTGCACTTATCAAATTAGAATCAAAGGGTTACTATGTTTGGAGGAACAATAATCTGTCTGTACCTGGCAGGAAGTTCATTGGTGAGAGAGGTGTTGCAGATATCACGGGATTCTGCAAAAGTACAGGTAAGGCGGTTTATTGCGAGGTTAAAACAATTAAGGATAAACTTAGCGATTATCAAATAGTTTTTCTCAATAGGGCAAAAAATGCAGGTGCATTGTGTTACCTTGCAACAGATAACAAAGGCATCCCTGAACTTAACGAATGGGTTTGACAAAGAACGATATCATCGCAGGTCTATACACCGACAAGGATATAGACAATGCCATCAAGAAGATGCAACCATTTGAGTTGCAGGATGACTTGAGGCAGGAGATGTTTATGGTGCTTTGCGAGATGGATGAAGTCAAGTTTATGTCAATGCATACGGGTGGATTCCTAAAGTTCTACTTGGTTCGCACAATGCTATCAATGATTAAGTCCGATAGGTCTACCTTCTTTAATAAGTTCCGCAGGGTGTTTACCGAATGGACCGAGAAACACGATGCACCCGATGTAAGTGATACCATCCAAACCGATGAGATAACTATAAAATTAAATAATTCTTTAAAGATTCTCCATTGGTACGAACTTGAGATACTTAGACTATATTCCGAGAATGGACAGAACATAATGAGTCTTTCACGGGACACTGGTATCCCTTATCGTTCCCTAATGAAGACCATAAAGAAAACAAAAACTCTTCTTAAATATAAAATCAAAAACCATGTTACTCATTAAAATTGTTATCGCATCACTTTTCTTTGTGTTCTACTTTATAGAAATGGCAAGACTGCCTGAGAAGTGGAAACTCAATTTTAAACCATTCTCTTGTAATATGTGCCTCAGTGTATATGTTGCCATTGCTTTGTACTTCCTGCCTGTAATGGTCCTTAATTGCGTTTTGGTGGCATTCGTTGCAGGGGTATCTGCTCCGCTATTTAGGAACCTAATGAATAATATCTTTTTTAAAAAGTGATTGATAATACAATCAAAATAATCACAAACGTATAAAATAACAAACATGGCACAACAAACCGAAAGCGTGACAAACAGTCACACGTTTACCGCAATTGAATGGTTGACATTAAGGTATCACCAAAGGCAAGGTTACCTTTCTCAAGATGACATAGCAGAAGCAAAAGCAATGGAGAAAGAGCAGATAAAAAATGCATATTGGAATGGCACAACCGACATGGAGAAAGAAGATGCATTGCTAATGGCAGAAGATTATTTTAATGAATACTATAAAAAATAGTTATGAATCAGGAAGATGAAAAGTTTATTCAAGACAATATTTACAACTTTGAGTGCGTAAAGATTGGGTTCATGAAGAACCTCCCTTTGCATATTCTTGTAGGGTATGAGCAGATTTACAGGAGATACCTTGATGGTGGTTTTATTCTTACGAGTTGGTGCAGTTCATGTGTGAGTAGCATGATGAAGCGACTGATTATCTTTTGGGATGAATACCAAGCAAAGAAGGTACTTGATGCAGAAGTTGTACAAGAACCCGTACAAGTACCGAAGAAGAAAGGTAGACCATTTAAAAATAAGCAATGAGAATCATAACAGTCGGTCAAAGAAACTCAGGGGTATCATTCCATAGGTTATTTAATCCGTTAATCTACTTGCCAAAGGATTACGCAATGATGACCGATGTACTTACCGAGGAAGAACTTGAAAAAGGATATGACATTCTTTTTATCAATCGGTACATAGCAGGAATGGAGGTTGATGAGGTTGTAAGGTTACGGGAGAAGTATGGGTTTAAGTTAGTAGTTGATATAGATGACTTTTGGCATCTTGACCCGTGGCATATACTTTACGGAAAATATCCAACGCAGAAAGTTATTGACCATATCAAAGTTGCAGATATGGTAATATCTTCAAATGAACTTTTAGCACAAGAAGTGAGCAATTACAATAAGAATTATGTGGTAGTTCCAAACGCTTTGCCTTATGGTGAGGACCAGTTCACAGATGTAAAGACTGAATCAGATAAGGTACGCTTTGTTTATGCAGGTTCAGTAACTCATGAGAAGGACATTGCAATCCTAAAGAATCCAATGAAAAGAGTGGCAGGTGATTCAATGGTAAAGAATAACTCAACCTTTATCCTTTGCGGTTACTCAGAAGACAAACAGGTATCAGAACCTTGGGGAAGAATGATTAACGATTATATGTGTGGGTTCAAGGTTGATGGTTACATACGTTCTGCGTTACCAGTGGACCAATACATGAACTTTTATAATGAAGCAGATGCTTGTCTTGTTCCTTTAGTAGATTCCAAGTTTAACTCAATGAAGTCTAACCTCAAGGTATTGGAAGCAGCGACTAAGAATGCACCTGTTATCTGTTCAAACGTGAAACCCTACTTTGATTGTAAGTATATCATCCGAGTAAACAATCAATCAGATTGGTTCACAAATATTAAAAAAGTTATTAAAGATGCTATTTATAGACAAGAGATGGGTCTTGCTAATGGTGAATGGTGCAGGGAGAACTTTGACTTGGTTAAGGTAAATAAATTAAGAACACAAATATTCAACGCATTATGAAAGCACAATTAACCTTTGACCTTGATGACATTGATGAAAGGACTGCACATTTAAGGTGCATTAAGTCTGAGGCATTGATGTCTGCAATCCACACCTTTCATTATAATACTAAAAAAAGATTAATGAACTTGGTTGAGGAGAAAGGTCTAAGTGAATATGAAGCAGTTGAGTTAGTGTTTGATGAGTTTGAACTATTGATGAGTGACCATAACATAATCATATCAGAACTAATTAACTAAGTATGCCAGTAATTAAATGCAGCAACGGAAAGTATCGCATCGGTTCAGGTCAGTGCATCTACGATACAAAAGAGAAGGCGACTGAGGTATGGACCGCAATACTTGCAGGAGGTAAATATTCAGATAAGAAACCAAATGCAAAGAAAACAAAAAATAAACGCAATGGATAAGGTACTTATCGCAATGGCGGTGCATGACACTGAAGAGAACAAAAGGTCAGAACTGACCGAAAGGGTATTGAATGCTTTATACAATCAGGATATATTTACTGACCATGACTTTTGGGTGGTAGATAACAATTCATGCGATGCAACTAAGGAGATTCTTGAATCTTGGGCGGAGGATGGTTACATAAACCTTATCACTAATGAGCAGAACATTGGGACTGCTGAAGCGGTTAACCTTGCGTGGAAGCATCGCAAACCAGGTCAGCACTGCATAAAGATGGATAACGATGTTACCATTAACAATCTTGATTGGGTTAAGGAAATGGTTGAGGCAATTGAACGTGAACCTAAGATTGGAATCGTAGGACTAAAGAGAAAAGATTGTTGGGAAGAACCGAATCACGCACTGCCTGACTGGAGAAGCGAATTGATTATGCTACCACACTTCGCAGGTCAAAGATGGATAATAGTTGAGAAATGTCACCACATTATAGGAACTTGTCAAATGTACTCCTCCGCTTTGCTTGACAAAATAGGGTATCTTTGCCAACCTAACCTCTATGGTTACGATGATGTCCTTGCTTCTCATAGGTCAACAGTTGCAGGTATGTGGAATGTGTTTTTACCTCATATTGAGATTGAACACATAGACAAAGGGGAAACAGAATACCAAACTTGGAAGGAGAAGCATAGTGCAGAGGTTACCCAACAAGTAATCAAAATGACTCACGAATATTATCACGGCACAAGACCAATATACTACAATCCTTTTCAATGAAAGTAATCGTATCTCTTGACAATCCAAATCACCCAGGTTGGTTGAAGTTGGAAGAATCTCTTAAACGGCATGGTTGGGATTACCATCCAATCGTAACAGAATGGAAAGGGTTTGGCACTAAAATAATAGGCTTGTATGAATATCTTATTAATTCTACTATCTATCAATTTATTTACCTTGATGCTTATGATAACTACTGTGTTGCAGGTCCTGATGAACTAAAGCATAAACCAAAGAAAAATCATAAAATTATACTATCAACCGAAAAAGGATGCTACCCCGATACTCATAATATTGGAAAATTTCCTACTGTTTCACATGATTGGAAATATATAAATAGCGGGCAAATATGGGGCAACTCAGTTGATTTTTGCAAGATATATCAAATGAATCCCCCAAGGTTTGAAGATGATGACCAAAGATGGTACACTGATACATATTTGAATTTAGTAAACCAATGTGATTGGATTGGTTTAGATTATTGCAATATGTTTCAATCAATCGCTTTTGAGTCAGAAGGAGATTTTGAGATAAGATATGGAAGACTTTACAACAAGATAACCCATACTTTCCCGATGTTCATTCACGGAAACGGGAAAACCGATATGACTAAATTTTACGCACTATGATGGAATGGATAGTTAAGGAATACACCGACAAGGTCAACGCTGACCAAGAACTAAAAGAGTATAGGGACTGGATTGAAGCAAACGCATTCGGATTCGGGGAAAGGTGTTTTCTTTGGATGTGGAATGATATTGTTGCAAGGATGCCACAAGAGTTTACATTTATGGAGATAGGGGTTTTCAGAGGACAGATTCTCGGACTTGTCAAGTTACTTGCGGACAGACACGGAAAGAAGGTTAGGCGAATCGGGATTACTCCTCTTGATACATCCGATGGGCATTGGGAATCTGACTATGAAGCAGACATTAAGAAACTGCACGATACTTTTTACATTCCCGATGATTACGAACTAATCACACTTGATTCAACTAATCCCGTAGCGGTCAAACTTGCATCACAGAATCCTCCCGATGTGCTTTACATAGATGGAGGACATACTTACGAGGTGGTTATGGCAGACCTAAAGAACTATCTTCCAATCCTAAAGGTAGGCGGTACACTGGTAATTGATGACTGCAATAATGGAGTACAAATGCCTTGGGGTTACTTCGCAGGTATCCAATCCGTATCAAACGCAGTAGACCAATTCCTCCCAAGGGAAGGACAGACAGAACAATGGAAGCATGAACTTAACTTGGTGCATAACAGAGTATTAACTAAACTTAAATAATGAACCCAATCACAGTTAAAATCAGCGAGGTAAAGTCTAACCCGAACAATCCAAGAATCATCAAGGATGACAAGTTTCAAAAGTTAGTCAAGTCAATTAAGGAGTTTCCTGAGATGCTTAACATTAGACCAATCGTAGTTAATGCGGATATGGTTGTACTCGGTGGGAATATGCGACTAAAGGCTTGTAAGGAAGCAGGACTGAAAGAGGTGGCAATAATCAAAGTAGAGGACCTAACAGAAGACCAACAGAAGCAGTTTATCATTAAGGATAATGTAGGTTTCGGTGAATGGGATTGGGAAGACCTTGCTAATAATTGGGATGCAGAACAGTTAACAGATTGGGGGTTGGATATACCTGACTTTAAACCCGAGGTCATTGAAGCAGAAGAGGATGAGTTTGAAGTACCTGATGGGGGCATTGATACCGATATCGTTCTTGGGGATTTATTTGAGATAGGTGAGCATCGTTTGCTCTGTGGTGATTCAACAGATAGCGACCAAGTTGCAAAGTTGATGAATGGACAGAAGGCAGATATGGTATTTACTGACCCTCCTTATGGAGTTAGTTACACTGGCGGTGTTATACATGGAAATAAAATCAATAATAATCATAAGAGAGAAATGCTAAAAAATGATGAAATTGATTTATATGCAGATTTTATTGCTTTGCTACCTTTAGTTATTGATAATGGACCTTTATACATTTTTTATGCAACAAGAAACTCTTATGAGATTTTTAAACCATTGCATGAAAATGGAATAGATATTATGGCAGTATTAGCATGGATAAAAATAAACACTGGTTATGCTGATATGAATAGTCATTATAAAAATAGATATGAACCTTGCGTATATGCTAAAGTGGGAAAGTCAACAAATTGGATTGGACCTACTGATGAGAATACAACATGGGAAATTGAGAAGGATAGAAATAACAAATTACATCCAACGCAAAAACCAATATCAGTTCCTGAAAGAGCAATAAAAAACCATAAAGCAGACTTAATTATGGACTTTTTTAGTGGTAGCGGTTCAACTATGGTGGCAAGTCACCAACTTAAACGCAAGTGCTATGGCATGGAACTTGACCCTAAATACTGCCAAGTCATAGTTGACAGGATGGTTAAACTTGACCCGACTTTGGAGGTTAAAAGAAATGGGCAGAAGTATACTAAAACAATGGACTAACAATGGCAAAGCGAATCAAGCAAGAACACGGGGGCGAGATACAGAATTGGGAGAAGGGAGTATCGGGAAATCCAAACGGAAGACCGAGGAAATATGTATCACTTCTCAAAGAGCAGGGGTACAAGTTAGCGGAGGTCAACGATTGCATCCAAGCAATTATGTCAATGGATATGCAGGAACTGAAAGCGGTATGGGATAACCCGAAAGCAACTGTATTGGAGAAGACCATTGCAGGGGCATTGAGGAAGTCACTTGAGAAGGGCAGTCTTTATTCAATAGATACCTTACTTACTAGGGTGTATGGCAAACCAAAGGAGACTGCCCACATAACCAATGACGGGAAGATTGAGGTTGTGTTTACTAAAGGAAAGACCATTCTATGATAATTGAACTACCCGAAGCACATAAGAATCAAGAGGTAATTATTGATTCCCCTGCAAGGTTTAGGGTGGTGATGTGTGGAAGGAGGTTTGGCAAGTCTGAACTCTCACAGGTAGAAATCATTAAGAATGCCATTGTGGGGCAAACCGTTGCCTATATTACCCCGACTTATAACCTTGCCAAGACTTTCTTTGACAAACTTGCTAAAGCGGTTCCTTTCGCCTCTAATCGGTCTGATTTGACTATTGAGTTTCCGAATGGGGGTTCGGTTCAGTTCTTTACGGGGGAGCGGTTAGATAACCTGCGGGGCAGGAAGTTCCACCTGGTTGTGGTAGATGAGGCATCGTTTATACCCGACCTTGAAGGCGGTTGGTTGAACTCAATCAGACCTACATTAACCGATTACAAGGGCAAGGCATTGTTCCTATCAACTCCAAAGGGTAAGAACTACTTTTACTCACTTTTTATGAAAGGGAACGGAGGGGAGGAAGATTGGCAAAGTTTCAAGTTTAGCACCTATGACAATCCGTACATAGATAAGTCAGAGGTTGATAGTGCAAGGATGCAACTTCCAGAGGTGGTCTTTGAGCAAGAGTATATGGCGAATCCTGCGGAGAACGCTGCTAATCCTTTTGGGTCTGCTTACATAAGGCAGTGTATCTTTCCAATGTCCACTAATCCTGTTGCTTGTTATGGGATTGACCTTGCCAAAGCGGTTGACTGGACTGTGGTGATAGGACTTGATAAGAACGGGTCTGTGTGCCATTATGAACGCTTCCAAAGGGATTGGAGGCAGACTAAGGAGTATATTGTCAATCTACCTAAAGCACCTATCCTGATGGATTCTACGGGGGTAGGTGACCCAATCTTTGAGGATATGCAACGGGAGGGTCTTGATGTTCAAGGGTATAAGTTTAGTTCTACCTCAAAGCAGATGCTTATGGAGGGTCTTGCAAGTGCCATTCACCAAAGGAAAATAACATTCCCACCAGGTCCTATTGTGGATGAGTTAGAAATCTTTGAGTACCAGTACACAAGTTACGGGGTAAAGTATTCAGCACCTCAAGGGTTCCATGATGACTGCGTGGTTAGTCTGTCCCTTGCTTGGCAACACCTTCAAAAAAATGTGGGGAGTGGGAGGTATAGTTTCTTGTAGGGTTTTTGTAGGGTTCCCTATTTTTTCCCTTTTTCTAAAAATATTTTGCTAAAAAACTTGGTAATCTAAAATATTTAGTATTTTCGCATAGTCAATCCGATTAGATATTCGCAGTATTTATTCGGGTTTGATTTAAGCAACCCGCTTACGTTAAACCCATACAACTGCGAAATGTGTGGGTTTTCTTTTTGCCCATACTTGATTGACCTGCAAGTAGACCACTACCTCTCAAAGTTCTGAAATCAAGGAGTTTAAATCTGTTAAATGAAAAGAAGGATGTAACTTTTTCCCTTTTCAGCCGACTAACCCGATTACCTATGTGACGGAGTAGATGGTCAGTAGTTGTTTCCTATTGGGGGTAGGGGGCAACTTCTGTTCTGACCAACTTCCCTCATAACCTTGTTCGGGAGTAGATTAAGATTCACTTATACATTATTTCACATTTAAACTATTTAAAGTATATGAATTGGTCAAATGTAACAGTCTTCCAATACCAACAGATTAATGAACTCTATGCCAATAGCAAGGACTTGACTGACCTTGATATAAGCGTTAAGGTTGCCTCAATACTAACCAACCAAACGGAGAATCAGATTGATAGTTTACCCGTTAAGGAACTTGCACCACTATTGGAATCAATCGCATTCATTAACGATGAGATTAAACCTGAAGCGGTAAAGGTGCTAAAGATTAATGACAGAAGGTACAAGTGCGTTTATGATGTGCGGAATATCCCTGCTTCCAGGTACATTGAATCTAAGCACTTCAGCAGTGATGTGATGGGTAATCTGCATAAGATTATGGCGTGTATGGTCATACCTCAGAAGAAGGTATTCTTGGGATGGGTAGATGATAAATACGATGCAGGTAAGCATAGCGACTATGCACAGGATATGCTTGAAGCACCTATCCAATCCGTTCTTGGTTCGGTGGTTTTTTTTTATCAAGTATTCAGGCTTTGGATAAAGAATTCAAAGGATTATATGGTCCGTCAGATGATGGAGCAGGGAGTGGAGAAGATGAAAGCGGAAGAAGTGCATCAGGTTTTATGCACAGTTATGGATGGATTTACCAAACCAAACTGGTTGCCGACTTTGAAGGAATCACACTTGACCAAGCATTTAACTTACCTGTCATAAACTTTCTCAATGACCTTGCGTACCTCAAAGCGAAGATGGAACACGATAACGAATTAATACGGAAGAGTTATGGCAAAAATTGATACTGAGGTAGTTATAAATGATGCAATAATCGCATCCCAAGCAGCGAACAAAGAAGACTACCAAAAGTTAGGGCAGTTGCCATTCGTTGAAAGAACCATAATAAGATTTGCCTCAATATTTATCAAAAGGGTTCAAGACAATCTAATTAAGGCAAACAGAGTAGATACTGGAACTCTAAGCACAGACATAACAGAAGGTGAATTAATTAAGCAAGGTTCATCGTATTCCCTTGACATTGGTTATCCTGCATCATCAGAAGGTGCAAAGTATTATGACTTTGTAAATAAGGGTGTAAAGGGGTTTAAATCGGGTCAACCTAACTCACCTTATCGGTTCAGGTCCGCTTATCCTTCCATCAATGGTCCAATGGTTAATGCCATTCAAAAGTGGGTCAAGAGGAACGCATTATCATCAAGAAGAGAAGACCAAAGGTTTAATCTAAGTGGTTTACAGAAAAAACGTAAATCAGTTGCACAATTAAACACGGGAAGGACCACTGCTTATCTAATTGCAAGGAAGATTAAACAACGTGGATTACCAAAGACTGGATTCTTTGATAATGCAGTTGATGAGGTATTTAATCAGCAGTTCTACGATAAAATGGGTAAGGCAATCGGTGCGGACTTAATAGTGTACATAAAACAAGCGAATACGCTAATTAATGAAGAGAACAAGTAATTATGGCAATAACAGTTAATAGCATACCCGAACAATATGCTTCCCTTCACGATGACCTTTGGTTCGTGGTGGATAGCACAAATAAGGCATCAAGCAATTTTAAGTATGTCTTTGATATCTATGTAGATGCGGTCTTGGTGGCAAGGATAAAGCAGTTCCCTGATGTGAGCAGTACAAAGGGGATATTTAACGCAGGGAACATTATGCGTAATTATGCTCAATCCTATTTCATCCCTAATCCTGCTACTACTTTATTCAGTGCTTCAAACGATAATATTTATAAAGAATATACCATAAAATATGGCGAAGAGTACGGAGGTGTAACCTACACGAATCTGCTTGAGCAGACCTATGTAGCGTTTAACTTTTACTATCCCGACTTTTATAATCCTGCTCAATCTCCAACCTATTTCAAGTCATACATAAACGAATGGTTGACCAATAGAGATTTGAGCAATGTTGAATGTGCATTTACTGACAAGTTGCATATCGGATATATGTTTGCAAGTGGAGTGACTACAAATGTTTACCCATCGGTGCAACTTTACAACGAGAATGGGAGTACAAGTGGAAGTGCTTTAACAACGGCAACAGACCCACAGGAAACATTTAGTCTTCTTGACATCTCACCAAGTGGGATAAATTCTTGGTATGGTTCAACTGTAATCCCACAATCTGCGTACTCATACGGCATAAAATTGCACAATGGGACAAGTTTCGGAGATGAGGTACGGGTTAAACTTGTTTGTAATCCTAACTACTCACCAATCGCATTGCACTTCCTAAATCAGTTAGGAGGATACGATACTATGCATTTTAGGTTAGTGAATAAAGAATCAAGGAACGTGGAGTCAAAGCAGTACGAGGGTAGTAAGTTTAGGTACAATGCAACTGCTACTGCAATGCGGTCCTATGATGACTACAACAGAATCAACCCAGGGGCAACAAAGTATGTAGTTGAGCATTCAACAATGTACAAACTGCGAAGTAATTATTTAAATGTAAAAGATTACAACTGGTTAGCGGAGTTAATCCAATCTCCTGAGGTTTACTTTGAGCAAGGAGGTTACTACTATCCCGTGGTCACTATGACAAGCAATTGGGAAGAGAAAAAGAGGATAGCAGACAAGATGTTTAACCTTGAACTTGATGTGCAGATTGCCAATAAAAAATATAGTCAATTCCGATGAGGACTGAGATTTACATAGACAATTACAGACTTGATTTAACAAAGGATATCTCAGCGGAGTTTACCTATGCCATAGATGAGATACAAGACTTTGCAAGTAGAAACACCTCATTTAGTAAAACAATAGTACTACCTGGCAATGATACAAATAATAAGTTATTCGGTAATATATTCGACTTTGGGAATTCCAATCTATACAATCCAGCAATCCCAAACGTGGGTTACAACTTCAATGCTACCAAGTCAGTACCATGCATTATCTTGGTAGATAAAATACAGATATTTAAAGGGGTTCTTAGACTGCTTGAGATAATCATTGATGACAGAAGCATAGAGTATGAGGTTGCAGTCTTCGGTGAGTTAGGCGGTTTTATCAATGCACTTGGAAATAATAAACTTGAAGACATAGACTTTGGTATTGCTGACCAAACTTGGAATGCTACTACCATTGCAAATAGTTGGGACAATATTAGCGGTACAGGTGTTTATTACCCTTTAATAGACAATGGCAACGTATCTACAAATAAGATAGACTTTTCTTTTGATGCATTCAGACCTGCTTTGTTTGTAAAGCAATACTTGACCAAGATTTTAGATGGTTCAGGTTATACGTACGATTTCCCATTACTTAGTACGTCCTTAATGAATAGGTTAGTGATACCACATAATCAAAAAACATTAACTAAAAATGCTACTACACAATTCATAGCAACTCCAAACAATACAAACTATGCAATAGCATCAAAAGTTGAGTTTACGGCATCTCAACTTGGTCCATTCCTTGTTAATGTTGGCAACAATACTTTTACCTACAATAGTGCTACTACTACCACAATCAACTTTCAAGTGGTTGTAAGCGGTGCAATCATTGACCCAAATACTACGTTTTTTAATATTGCATTGAGAAAAAACGGAGTAGACATTGCATCACAGAGTTATGTTCCAAACACATTTGATTACATATTTACTGCAGATTTGTCCGTTAATAATATTTCTGTAAGCAACACGGATTTCTTTGATATTTTTGTTATATCTGATGCAGGTGGTGGTTTAGGTTATGACATAACGGGTGACACTATTTTAGTAGGTACAGATGTAACCTCTCAAGTTGACATCAGTTACGGAGATACGATTGTTATAAACGATACTATACCAAAGGGAATCTTTCAAAAGGACTTCTTTGCCTCCATTGTAAAGATGTTTAACCTTTATGTCTATGAGGACAGACTTGTTGAGAAAAAACTTATCATTAAACCATTTATTGACTTTTATGATGGTAGTCAGATTGATTGGACTGGTAAGGTAGACCGAGGCAGTGTTATAAGGTTAAAACCCATGTCAGAGTTTACTGCACGTTATTATGATTACAAGTACAAGCAAGACAATGACTTTTATGCTGAAAATTATCGCAAGAAGTACAATGAAGGATATGGTGATTTTATTTATGATAGTGAGAATGAGTTTGTGAAGGAAGTTGATAGCACTGAGTTGATTTTTGCATCTACCATACTTTACCAACTTACTGCTACTGATAAAATTTATAGCACTATTTATAAACTATCCAACGAGAATACCAAGGAAGATAAGATGGATTCCGTTATACGAATCCTTCAAGCAAAGAAAGTAACAGGGATGACATCTTGGAAACTCACCCATCCATCAGGTCATGATACATACACTGCATACGGATACGCTGGTCACGTTGATGACCCATTAAACCCAACAAATGATATTAATTGGGGAGCACCGAAGGAGTTGTTTTTTACTACCTTATCCTACACGGCAGCGAACTTGTTCAACGGGTATTGGTCCGAGTACATTGCTGAGATAACAGACAAGGATAGTAAGTTGCTGACTTGCTCTTTAAAATTGAATGAGGTTGACATTTATAACCTTGATTTTAGCAAACTGATATACATTGATGGTTCACTTTGGCGGTTGAATAAGGTCTTGGATTATAATCCTATGGACTTTAACGTTACAAAGGTTGAACTTCTTAAAGTAATTGAATTAAACTATATTTAAATGGCAGAAGAGATAATTGGTGTCAAGGTCAAAGTTGATGCAGGGGATGTAGGCAAATCGGTTGGTTCACTTAAACAACAATTAAGGGAAGCACAAAATGAGGTCACCGCATTGTCTGACAAGTTCGGTGCAACATCTAAGGAAGCAATTGAGGCAGCAAAAAGGGCAGCACAATTAAAGGATGCCATCGGTGATGCGAAAGCGTTAACGGATGCCTTCAATCCCGATGCAAAGTTTAAAGCATTAACCGCATCTTTGTCGGGTGTAGCAGGTGGATTCGCAGCATTGCAGGGTGCGGTTGGATTGTTCGGAAAGCAAACAGAAGCAGTAGAGAAAACCTTGTTAAAGGTTCAATCTGCAATGGCACTTTCACAGGGTTTACAGGCGGTTGGCGAGAGCATAGATTCATTCAAGCAATTGGGTGCGGTAATTGGGAATAGCGTTTCTAAGGCATTCGGAACGCTTAGGAGTGCTATCATATCAACTGGTATAGGTGCATTGGTTGTCGGTGTAGGTTTATTGATTGCCAACTTTGAAACAGTTAAAAAGGTAGTCCTTAACTTTATACCTGGTCTTGGAAAGTTTGCTGACCTTGTAGGCAACCTTGTTACAAAGTTTACTGATTTTGTGGGCATAACATCCGAAGCGGATAGGGTGCTTGAAAAGTTAAGCAAGACCAATGCAAAGGCGAATGAAAATATTGAGGCAAGAGTAAAATTACTTACTGCACAAGGTGGTAAAGAAAAGGAGATTTACGCACTGCAAAAAGAGGCAAATGCCAATGAAACTAATGCACTGCGTGAAAGATTGAAACTTACTGGAACGCTAACCGAGGAAGAAGCAAAAAGATTCAGGGAATTAAAGGTTGAAAGTGCGGTCCTTGATGCTACCGAGCAAAAGAGGATAGCAGACAGAAATGCACAGGCAGCAAAAGATGCAGCAGCAAAACAAGCAGAAAAAGACAAGGCAAGAAAGGAAAGGGAAGAAGGCGAAGAGTTAATTCGTAGGGACAAAGAACTTGCTGCAAATATTACCAAAACTGAAGTTTTAGGAATAACCGCAGCAGGAAAGGATGCACTTATTGCAACACAAGTAACTGCAAAGGGTGTAACAGATGCAATTATTGTCAGTGCTACTCAACAAGCGGATGCAAAGAAGCAGTTAACAGATTACGAGAAAAAGTTAGAGCAGGAGAAGTTTGATGCTCAATTAGGACTTGCTTCTCAATCTCTTTCCATTATCGGTGGACTTGTTGACCAAAATAGTGCAGCAGGTAAAGCAATTGCGGTTACTCAAGCAATCATAAACACTTATCAAGGTGCATCTAAAGCATTGGCACAAGGTGGTATCTTTGGACCTGTGGCAGCAGCAGCGACCATCGCAGCAGGATTGATAAATGTTAAAAAGATTATCAGTACAAAAGTACCATCTGCAAAAGGAACGGGCAATGTTGCTGAATCGGGTTCTCCATCAATGTCTATGTCTGCTGCACCAATAGCACCATCTGCACCAATCCAAAACACTGTAACCTCATTAAGTCAGCAATCCATCAACCAAATGGGGTCAGCAGCAGGTAGGGCATACGTTGTTGAATCTGACATCACTAATCAACAAGAAAAGATTATAAGAATAAACCGAGCAGCGAGGCTTGGATAACATAAACAATAAAAAAAGTAACAATGGAAAAAAACATACCAATATTTAACCTTGAGATTACCAATGACCTTGAAGATGATGTAGAGGTAGATGTGATTAGTTTAGTAGACAGACCTGCAATTGAGCGGTCCTTCCTTGCCTTTAATGAAGATGAGTTTGCGGAATCCTACACAGACTATCCTGAATCTGCAAAGAATAACGCACAAAGGGCATTGGATTGGGTAGAGAAAAACGGATGGGGTTCTTGTGGTGAGGCAACTGGGAAGATTAGGGCAAATCAAATCGCAAAAGGCGAACCGATTACAAGGGAAACAATTGCAAGGATTAGTGGATTCAAGAGGCATCAGCAGAATAAAGATGTCCCATACTCAGAAGGATGCGGGGGTCTTATGTGGGATGCTTGGGGAGGTACTTCAATGATAGAATGGGCAAGTAACAAGCTTAAAAAGATTGATAAGCAGACCTTTGTCATCCAAGATGAGGAGCAACAAATCATAAGCGGTCCTCTAATGTTGGCAGACACTCCAATATACAGGAATGACCACAATGGGGAGTATTATGTAGTATTCACCAAGGAAACGATAAAAAAGATAGCACAGAGGTACTTCAAGAAAGGGTATCAAGCAAACGTAAACCTTATGCACGATTCAGGGCAATCCGTTGAAGGTGTTACCATGTTTGAATCTTTTATCAGCGACAAGGTTAGGGGAATCTACCCAATGAAAGGATTTGAGGATGTACCTGATGGGTCTTGGTTCGGTTCATTTAAGGTAGATAATCCCGAAGTATGGTCAGAGATTAAGGCGGGGAATGTCAGAGGGTTTAGCGTTGAGGGTCAGTTTAATTATAAGAAGACAGGGGACAAAAAGATAGAGCAACTTTGGGAAAATGTCTTAGAAGTGCTATCTAAAGTTAAGTAGCAATTTTTTCATAGCGTTTGGTTAAGGCAGGGTGTTTCTACACCTTGCCTTTTTTCTTATATGGTACATTAGGAAATGCCTCCTATTTATTACCAAAAGTTATTATGACAACTTTGGAAGCAATTAACAAGATTAAACAAATGTTTGCAGAAGCAGGAGAATTGCCATCTGCAATGCCTCTCCAATCTATGGCGGAATATACGCTGAAGAGTGGTGCAAAGGTTATGATTGATAAGTTTGAAGTCGGTGGTAAAGTTACACTGGTAGATGAGGGTGGAAACGAAGTTCCTGCTCCTGTTGGTGACCACGAACTCATTGATGGTTCTGTAATTACTCTTGATGATAACTCAATCATCACCGCAATTAAAGTCCCTGAAGTTGAACTCCCTGAAGTTCCCGAGGTTGAGATTTCTGTTGAATCTAAGAAGGTAGAAGAGGACATGATGAAGAAGAAGATTGAAGAAATGCAAAAGCAACTTGATGAAATTAAGATGGGGTATGATGCCAAACTTGCCTCTCAAGAAGCAAAGTTTAGCAAGGGCATGAGTGACATTTCAGATGTTTTGGTTCAACTTTTGAACACACCATCTGCAAATGCAACTGAAGCACCGAAGGAAAAGTTCAATCAGCACATTGAAAAAAAGGAAGATAAGATTAGCAGATTCCTTGATTTCGCAAAGTCAATTAAGTAAAAATTTCTCAAACAATAAAAATTAAATAAAATGAGTTTTTCAGTAGGAACATTGGCAGCCTATACTAAAGAGAACGAGCAACTGCTTGTTGCCTCTTCTGTACTTGGTAGCAAAACCGCCTCTTTAATTAAAGAGCAAGGTAACGTGATGGTAGGTGTTAAGTCTGCCGAAACCATCAACATTATGGACACAGATGCAATCTTCCAAGATGGTTCATCTTGCGGATTCAACGCCTCTGGTCTGACCAGCTTCACGCAGCGTACAGTTACAGTCGGGAAGATAAAAGTGAACGAAGCACTTTGCTTGAAAGACCTTGAAGCAAAGTATTTGCAGAAAGCACTTCCTGCTGGTTCTATGTATGATTCAATGATTTATGCTGAAGAGTATTCTAAGCGTAAAACAGAGAAGATTTCTTC